AGAATAGCCAGAGGGTTGAGTACAGTCTGTTCATCGTAGCCCCCGGCAAAGCCACCACAGCGTAACACGTACGTATAGCCGTTCAAATGGGCTGTAATTGCGTAACCGGTCTCATCAGCGCCTCTACCCGAGGGGTCAACCGCCATGATGATACCCTGATATGGGGCATGGACCTCGTTAAACCCTGCCGGACCGAACATATAGTCGCCACTCATGGAGAGGTTAGGCAGTTCGTTGAGCCGGTTCTTGGGGTGTGGTTGCCACGACCAAGTCATCGGAGCCTGTTCAGGGTCCAAATCAGTAATGATTAGGTCCCGCATCTTCAGAGGGAAGCGTTCTTCGTCGCTCAGTGCCGTATTAAGCTGGAACTGAAGCTGAAAACCGGAGCGCCCGTATGATGCCTTACGTTCCAAGAGGTCCTCTGCACCAAATCGCTGGGGATCACAGGGTTCGCCCGGTTTCAGGGCCATATTAATGATGAACGGAGCAATCGTGTCCCGGTACTTGGGCATGTCCTCCTCTTTAGGCATCTCAGCAGGCCACACACGGATCTCATAGCCACGCTCAGGGAGCTTATTGTACAGACTGTCCTCCAGCTGCGGGGTGCCAAGATATATCACACGGCTTGTAGGCAGCGGCTTGAGCAGAGCATCAAACTCACGGATCCGTTCGGACAGTTTGTCTCTAGCAGTCTGTGTGTCTGAGTTGTTAGGTACTTCGATGTCGTCTGCTACGATAATGTCAGCACGAGAGCCTGTGAGCTGACCGGTAATACCTACCGACTTAACGCTAGGGGAGTGGTCAGCCTTCGCAGGGCCTACATCGAACGACAGGTTAGAGGAACGCTGATCTGCACTCGGCAGGAGGTGCTGGCAGATGTCCAGTTCTGCAATGATCCTCTTTACGAATACCGAGAAGGCATCCGAACGGTCCTTAGAGGCAGACACCACCATGATCTTGAGGTCGGGGTCGTTCAGTAGCAGCCAAACGACGTAAGCGGAGGTAAGCCAAGACTTACCAACGCCACGGAATGCAGAGATCATGGAACGCTTAGGACCATGCTGTAGATACTTTGCAATGTCGTACTGGACTGGTGTGGGGTCGGGGAGGTTCAGGTGCTTCCAGAGAACCCACGTAAACAGCCGGAAGTCACCTTTGATCTTGTCGAGGTTTTGCTTAGTTGAAGGTTGTTTGGTCATCAGCTTCTTCGTCTGCTCCAAAGTCAGGCAAGAGGGTACCTAAGGTGCCCATGGCGTCGGCCTTCTCAGGTGCCACAATTACGTGGTTGTCCTTGAGCAGGGTACGGGCAATGTTGAGTTCTTGAGGTGAGATGTCACCGGACTGAAAGCGCTCAATCAGGTGGTCCACGGTGAGTTGCTGGATCAGGTCCAGCGAGTTCTTAATGGTACTCATGATGTAATTCCTTTGTTCATGGTCTTCTCTACTCTAATAAGATGGTCTAGCACGTCCCATACGGCCCTGTGAGGCCCGTGGAGCGGCTTTAAGAAGTTTCTGGTATGATTGGGTAGGGTTACCCCCAGAGGCTCTGTACGAGCTTCTGAGGGCTTCCTGAGGTTAGGTATCTAGACCGGGAATGGTAATCGTCACGATGTCGTTAGACACCATGCTGATCATATCCAGCGGGGTGAAGTTATCTGAGCTGGATACTACCTGATTACGGATTTTAGCGAAGGCATCGCCGGATCCGTCACCCATGAGCCAAACTTGAGTACCCTGAGAACGGAGAGCGTTGGTCGCAGCGTCCCAATCTGTGTTGGTGGAGTAGAAAGAACGCCGGAAGAGACTGCCTTCCTTGTAGTCGGTAACCCATTTCAGCGGGTCACGAACCAGCATGGTAATCTCAGCGTCGTTGGGCATGGGCGCATTCCGCTCCAAGGTCGTCACCACCATAGAGGCCATTTGACCATGGAAGCTGCGATTAGCATCACGACCACCAACGGTAAACTTACCGGCGTACAAACGGTCCATGCGCTGTCCGTGTTTAGTCCAGTAGCTAGAGGGGGTTGTCAGCCATTGATCAGCACCGACACTATTATATATGTCATTATGCCCCGCTACTCGAATATCGAAAGCGGCATCTAAGTTAGCCGAAGTTGCGTTGGAACCAGAAAGCCGTGTTCCGTTGTGCGCTATATAGACACCGTACCACTGGCCACCTGTTACAGACGCTAGTTGCTTCTCGTTGACACCTGTGCCTTCTCTACCCCAACCGAAGTACAGAAGACCAGAAGACGTTAGACGTAAATAGATGTTATCATCACCAGTACCAGTGCCTTCTCCTAAGTTCCAAATGTGCTGGTTTGAGTTATGACCATCAGACTTAAACACAACAGCGGTTGCCCAAGGACGGGAATTAGCATCATTTGATGTGTTACCTGTCGTAGTAGGTGCCGAGGTTGTTGCGGCTATACCACCCATCATTACTGGGTTGTAAAAGTTAGACGAAGCAGCCATGACGGCTCGCTCAGCGGACCCAGAGAAGTCCAGAGCCTTCGTCCACGGCGTAGTCAGCGTCGTCTCAGGAGTTTCGTCCGTAGCGGTAACCGTCATGGTACCCACAGAGGAACCGTAAGCGTTCGCACGGGTAACCGTAAGTGTGTACGTCGTGTCAACACCTACTTCAGCCAGTGTGCCCTGAACCATGCTGTAGCCGTCGAATACGAGACCAGAGCCAGCCGGAGAGATGTCTACAGAGGTACTCCAAGTGGCACCCGCAGGGGTCACTTGAATGTTTACTGCCGTACCTTCTTCCTGCGTAACAGCGTTAGCAGAGAAAGCAGAAGGGGCGAACAGAGCGTCATCCTGAGTAGGGATTTCGGTGCCTGTAGCAGGAGCCGATGTACCATCTTCAGTTGCACCTGTAGTCGGGATGTACCAAGTAGTGCTAGACGCATCATCGATGTACGTACGAGTAGCAGACGTACCGCCGCCCCCGTTCTGTGTGTCCTTGTAGTTTGCTTCCTCTTCGGAGGCGTACAAGGGGTAGATGAACGTACCATCAGGGCTTTCGATCCAGCGCTCGTACAGAGTAGGAGCAGTAGGGTCTACAGCGATCCGCTTAGGGGTCTCGTAGATGGATGCACCACCGCCTACATCGTTAATCTTAGCGACCAACTTGTAGTTACCCTCAGGCAGCACGTAGTTAGACCGAGCGACCATGATCCACTCGTTTGTGGCAGTGCGCCAGTACCAGCAGCTTGCGAAGCCCATGTCGTCGATACCAACCTTGAACAGACCCGGCTGACCTGCGAGGAGGTCCGCTTGGATGTCCGTCTGGTAGCGGTAGCCGAGGGTGGAGTTAGACCAACCCGGTCCCATTACGTAAGTAGCGCTAGAGCCGTAGAGCGTCCATGCACCCATGTATGAGCCGTAATCGTAGAACGCCATTGACCACTTGAGGCCAGCAGCAGTGGTACTCACGGGAGCCGTTTCGATCTCAGTGAAGTCACCGTCGTTCTCAGACGCAAGGCCGAGTGCCCAGCGACCATGACCAGTAATTTTAATGGTGTAGTACTCACCGGGGGCGTCGATCACTTCGTCACTGTTGACCCAGTAGCTCGCCCAACCTGTACCGTCTACGCCCAAGATGGGATCACCGATAGGGTCCACAGCGTTGAGGGAGTTGTTGGTTACGTCCACACCGTCGAGGGTTGGGAACTCAGGCTCAGGGTCTGTACCGCCGAGACCCAAAGGGGTCACTTGGAACAGAGCGTTGAGGTTGTTAACTACACCTTGAGCGGTACCAGTAATCAGGGTGCCGCCAATATATACATTTGTATGGAACAGGCCCGTATAAAGCGCTGTAGGGGTATCACCCTGCGTTTGGATGGTAATGGTACCGTCACCTGCTACAACCGCCTGAATAGCGTTTACAGCGTGTGCAGAGCCATCGTCAAACAGGACGGTGGTGTTGGTTGCATCACGAGACATGTCCAAGGTGTCCGTAGAGGTCAGCGCATAGCCTCCCCCGTCGTTACCGTGTACGTTAGCCTTCTCAGTGATGTAGTCAGCAGCATCTTGAGGGGTCGAAAATGCACCAC